TATTTATGCTATTCAGCTAAATTTTCTTGCTTTTTTAACAAAATAATTTAATATATTAGTATGAAAAGTGAGCTGATTCATCCGATTGACTGAAGATCAATCGGTTTTTTCAGCTGGGAGATATAAATTAATAGCTACCATATATATCAGGGTTGTTTCCAGGATATTTCCCATAATCCCAAATTTTTTCGTCTGATTCATCTTCTACGTTTTGATCATATCTCTTGGGTGGTGAAGGGTTTTGATGAGGATCTGGATTATCTGGTCCTTGGGGCTGCAATCCTATTATATCTTTTTCATCAGATACTATTTGATTACCACATTCAGGAGAAATGCCAGGCTCATAACTATAATCAAATCTGCGGCAATATAATATCCAAACATAATGCCCCATTAACGGGTTATACCCTCCTGAAATATTTTCTGATCTTCGTTGTGTGACTTCAAATAAATACGGACAACGTCTAATTTTGCCCCAATTTAATTGATCACAATAAGGGTTTCCACAACTATATCCAGATGGACTTATTACAATTGTACTTGCAGGAATACTAGATGTACTAGTTGCATTAGTAAAAATTGTTTCACATATTTGATCTTGTGTTAATGGATATGCTGATGCTTCTTGTGCATATGGATCACCACATGCACCTGGACTATCACATCCAAATTCTGTTAATCGTATAAGATCTCCCGATTTAGGTTCTGCTTCAGGGCCAAATTTAGCTGCATATAGTGACCTAGGAATAATTGCTGTAAAATCTGCATTCGTTTGTATTCCAAATTTTGTTAGTAATACTGTATCACTCTCCATTATACCCAACACATTTAAATATGTTGGACCTGAAAATGCAGCTGTAGGTTCTTCACCATATAAATAATCGTGTCCAGATAAGGTATAACCATGAACATAATATTCTGTTCCAGTACCATATAAACTAACAAGTTCATTCCACCACATATGTATCATTGCTTTAGGCCCAATAAGATTCTTTTTGCTGGTAAATCTAAATGGACTATCGCCTTGTTCAGCATTTATTTTTCCGTTAACATTGATACATTTTGACATATAATTTACCTGTTGTATTTTTGTTTTCTTTGTTTTATTAAAAAGTATTTATTTCTGCCTTTACGCCATAATAATATTCCGGTACTACCCAAATATTTTGTAGGATATGCATCATTGGGTATAAAAAACTTATATTTTTTTGCTATATCAATTACTTGAGCTTTTGATACTCGCCAAATGCCCCGATTAGCCTGTTTTATTCCTTTTAAAAAATTATCAATACCACCTGGATCTGGAACATTCATTAGTTTTTTATAATTGGGTATTAAATTTAAATGTTTTCTATTAACACCACGAGTCGATTTAAATCTTTTATCTTTACTTAAATCTTTAGGATAAACTCTAATTTTTATATCTCTTACCTTTTCTAAGATATATTCGTTAAAAGATTTTATTTCTGCCATAACTGACTCCCTAATTTCTGGATGTATGGTACATCTTTAATATCTAATTTTTGTTTTTCATCTAAAAAGTCTTTTAATTTTTCAATAAATTTGGTATAATGGTATTTACCGTAAAGTTTATATATTACATTTTCTGGTAACCAGTTATGGCTTGAATATTTTGATAATTCATCTTGTGTTAAATCTCGTTCAAATGCCAATTTTCTTAGATATGACATTTCAGAGTGGGAATTACTTAAATTAATAATGTCATCTTCAATTTCTTTTAATTTCTTTTCAATTAACGATTTCAATTTTTTGATTTTAGATGTGGGCATTGCTCTATATGAATTTAAGTCTATAATGTCTCTACGTAATTCCCCTGTTAATAAATCAACATTTGATATGGCTGATTCAAACATAGATGCGTAATTTTCTATATCATGATCATCGTTTTTTTCTTTTTTTATCCATTTTTCATTTTTGATATCATATGCAGCATCCGTTTTATCTAAATCATATTGATGTTGCATAAGCCTATAATTTATTTTATGTGTTGTTCCTGTTGCCAATTTACCATTAACGACTTTTGCTACTCTAATTAACTCATTATTAGTAACTTGACCATTTGCTGAAGGCTCTAATTCGACACAAACGTCGATATCTGAATTTGGATTATATCGTTTAGTTAAAATGCTGCCAATTATATAATAATTATCTACAGGATAAACATTAGAAATTCTTTCAATATCTCTCATAATTTGTTTTTTAATTGCAGATTGTAATACTGGGGGAGAATCTTCAGGAAACGAGAAGACCGTTGGGTCCAAAGAGTTTTTAGGAATATCAACAACACTTTCTGATAAGTACTGTTTAAATGTAATAAATGTATTATTCATATAATTATTTACCAAAAATGAACAAAATAAAAGGGTGTAATAAATGTACACCCCTTCATTTTAATTTTATAATTTAAATCAGGTTATTGTGTATAAATGTCTTTGCCGGTTTTAATACGTGAAGCAGAAACCTTTATTTTACCTTTACCTGTCAATGATTTTCCATTTTTTGTAAATGGACGAGGTTCGGGACTATTGGTAATTTTACCTATATTTCCACGACCTGATGCGGCTTTGCTTAATTTACCACGAACTTTAATACTACCTTTGCCCATTAAGCGTTTTCCACCACTATCACTTAATTGACGAGGTTCTGGTTGCGAAACCGCTTCTCTTAAACCATCATCTATATCCTCGCCTTCGCCGAGATCATCTTCGCCATCATCTTCAAAATCATCAACAACATCATCTTCAGTTTCACCGCGGATAGCAGAAATAACCGAATCTAGATCGTCTTTAATCATTTCTAAACGTGTGGCAACATCAACTTCTTCACCGATGTCTTCATCGCCTTCAGCGTCATCAACTTCGAAGTCGTCTCCGCCGTCTAGGACGTCATCAAGCATTTCGTCTTGTTCATTAATTGTGCTTTTGAACAATGAATCAAATGAACTTTTTGGTATCATATTATTTACTCCTTCTTTAACATTATCTTTTTTCATATTTTTAGGACTCGCCTTCTCATAATTTGCACTTGGACCTTCTACTGGATCATCAATTTTAGCCGCATTAACTGCTGCTTCTGCACCCGATTTATCATTAGGGATTTTAACATCACCTATGTTCATTTTTCCTTTAGAAGCGACGATTTGTTTATCGCGTTTTATTTGTTCCGCTAATAAATATGCTAAATTATTAATATATTGTTCTTGTTCCATTAGTAAAACTCCAGTTCTATATCTTTACAATTATTTACCCTAATTTGCTGCATTTTCTATATAATTATCTTTTTTTATGTAAATATTTACATGAATGATAATAAAGATGTAGGTTTTGGACCGCAAAATGTATTTTATAGGGGTAATAAGTCATTGCCAACTTCTGATGTTCAATTTGAATGGACACCAGAAATGATAAAAGAAATTGATAAATGTTCAAAAAATCTTTTACATTTTGGTACTCACTATTTTTGGGCAGTAACTGTAGAAGATGGTAAACGACAATTACAATTATATAAGCCACAAAAAGAATTACTTAAACTTTTAGCCAAGGAACGGTTTGTTATTACTGTGGCAAGTAGGCAAGTTGGTAAAAGTACAGCAATGTCAATTTTCGCCTTATGGATGACATGTTTTTCGGATGACAAACGAGTATTAATCGTTGCTAACCGCGAAGACACAGCAATAGAATTACTCAGGCGCATTAAATTCGCATATGAAATGTTACCTAATTGGTTAAAACCTGGGGTAGAGACCTGGGGACAAACGTCTGTTTATTTTTCTAATGGAAGCAGTATCGAAATTAGTGCAACTTCTAGTACGGCTGCACGTGGTAAATCTATTAACTGTGTCGATGGAAAAAGTATAATTAAAATAAAAAATAAAAATACCGGTGAAATTAAAAAAATAAAAATACAGGATTTATTGGCTGATGAGTATAAATAATTATATGAACAGCAATATAGGCCATTTCGAACCGATTAGACAATACATAATTAAGAAATTTACTTCTAAAAACCCCTTACGTTTTAAAAGAACCTTAAATGATGTTAGATATTACGATGAAAACATTTTAAATGATATTTATAATCTCACGACCTTCCTGGAAAAGGGAACTTCTTTTAAAGAACGTATACATTGTATATTAAACGGTGTTAATGAACAACCTAGGTGTCTATATTGTGGTAAAAAATGTAATTTAGCCAATATTAACGGCAGATTATATTATAGAGTACATTGTAAGAATTGTGCTGTTCACCATACGGCTGTTTTAAATACGGGGCGGATGCAATCCAATGAAGAGAAAATTAAAAGAGCTAATTCAATTAGAGGAATAACGAGGTCTTTTGAAACTAGAAAAAAATTATCATTGAGTATTAAAAAATCATTTGGAAGTAAAACCCTTAAAAGATTAGAATATAATAAAAGACGATATGACAAAGCTCACAGGGAATCACAATCTAAAAAATTAAAAGAAAAAATAAAAAATGGAACATGGACGCCTTTAGCTACTAATTCTTGGGCATGCAGTAGAGTAGATTATAATGGAATAGCATATCGAAGCGCATGGGAGGCATTATTTGCTTTTTTGTTCCCCCTGTTAAAATATGAAAATATAAGAATACCTTATATAGAAAACAATATAAACCGGGTATATATAACGGATTTTTGTGATGTTAAAAATAAAATTCTTTATGAAATAAAACCTAAAAGTAACATAAACAATAAAAACTTTTCATTGAAAGTGCAATTTGCCAATAAATGGTGTGGTGAGAATGGTTACAAATACGTCGTAGTAGATGAGGATTGGATTAAAAAATATATAAAAAATAATAATATATTATTTGATTCAATACCTGATAATTTTAGAAAGAAGGTAAAACAATTTTATGATTAAAAACATTTCTGAATGGCAAGTAGAAACCCCTAACGGGTTTGAAGACTTTTCAGGAGTGCGTGTCAAAAAAAGCAATAATTTTGTCAAAATTATTTTTAATAATGATGCAGAATTAATTTGTACTAAAGATCATAAATTATTTCAAAGTTTGGATTTAAATTCTGTAGTAAAAGCTATAGATAGTCTTAATAAGACAATTATATGTAAATCTAAAACACTATATGTAAAGGATATAATAGAATTGGATAAATTAGACGATTCATACGATCTTTTAAATGTAGGGGGAATAAACGGTGAACATAGGTATTATGTTAATGAAGATCAATTATTAATCAGTAATTGCTTAATTATTGACGAGATAAACAAAATCTGTCTCGTAACTTGCTTAATTGCTGGGAACACCCGTCAGGATATTAATACAATAAACTGTAATAATTTAATATATAGGGTCAATCAGCAGCCGTTTAATTACGGTTCAACGACTATCCTTTATGGAGTACATTCAAGTGAATGGAAATGGCAAGCAGCTTAATGCTGAAGATATAGTCTGAACTATATAGAAATATATAGATGGTAAAAACCTGCATTAGCCTAACGAACTAATGTGAACATATTGGGCACACATTCCGGATTTCATTATGGAAGAATTCTGGGAATCTGTTATTCCTATTATTTCCTCTGGCAAAACTACCAAAATATTTGCAGTTAGTACGCCAAAGGGAACAGGTAATTTATTTTATAAGACATATTCTGCAGCTGAGCGCGGCGAATTAAAAATGTGGAAAGCATTTCGTATAGATTGGTGGGAAATTCCCGGCAGAGATGAAAAATGGAAAGCCACCATGCAAGAAATTATGATCAAACAAAATAAATCTTTTGCACAGGAGTTTGAAAATAGTTTTATTGATGATGGTGAAACCGCAACAGATACTGAAGTTTTGGAAAAAATGAAAAATACTTCACGAAATCCAAAATATATATATGAAGACGGAAATTATAAAGTTTGGTTAGATCCTAATCCAAATAATATATATACTATAGGTGTTGATGTTTCTGAGGGTATTGGTGGCGCTGCTAGTGTAGCAACAGTATTTGATATAACCAATTTAACTGATATTAAACAAGCAGCTGTATTTCACAATTCAACAATTGAACCTTATCATTTTGCAGAATTTTTAAATAAAATGGGACATCAATGGGGAACACCACCATTACTTATAGAACGCAACGGGCCTGGTGGACAGGTTATTGATGCATTAAAAGAAATACATAAATATCCTAATATTGTAAGTTATGCCTCTGAAAATCAAAATACTAAAGGACGATTGGGTGTATATTCACATACAAATTCAAAAAATAAAGGTGTTACTAATATGAGATATTGGGTTAATTCATTACAAGTAGTTGATATATATGATTTAGCTACTATTCAAGAATTAGAAACATTTGTTAGATATCCAAATGGAACATGGAAGAAAAAACCAGGCAATTACTTATATGACGATAGAGTTCATGCAATGATTTGGGCCCTATTTATATTACATGAAGAATTAGTTCATGAGTATTTTGAAGTATTAGAATATGATTCACGTGGTAAACCATTAAAAATTAAAAAAATCTTAGATTCATTAGATGGGGATTATGAATTAGATCCATATTATAGTGATAATGATTCCCCAATGCCGGCTTATTTTAATTATTCTAAAAACTCCGGAGTAGATGAATTAGAATCTGAAGGATGGAAAATTTGGACTGAAACACGTTGGGGTGGGGACTTTTTTGATACTTAATGAATAAATAATTATCATGAGTGACTTAATTCCAACTACTATTGTAGAACAAGCAGTTCTAAACAAATCTCGTAAAGATAAGTTTATAATGATTTTTAATATACCTAAAGTCATGAAAACTATTATATCAAAAGACGTAAGACGTGATAGGTTTGCAAATTTAGATTCTGTGCAATTTTCTTTATATAATTGTCCTGCACCTGCAATAAAATCAGATTCCATTGATGTGCCATATGCGGGGCAAGTATATAATACATCTTCTTATTCAAGACCAAAATATGAACCTATAACAATTAATTTTGCTGTAGATAATGAATATAATAACTATTGGCTATTTTGGAAATGGCTGAGTATTTTAAATCATCCAAGGGATAGTTTATATGGTGGCCCTAAGGCAACTGGACTTAAAGATCCTAAAGAAAAATATGATTTTGTAACCGATATACATGTTATTGGTATGGATGAATATAATAACCATAAAATACGGTTTGATTTTTTCAGTTGTTTAATTACTTCCTTAGGAAAAATTGAATATAATGTAAGAGATCCTGAAGAAATAGATTGTACGTGTGAAATGGTATTTAATCAATTAGATGTAACATTGCTTGATGTTGAAAGATAATTTCATATAAATAACAAAAAGAATACATAAATAAGGTAAATAATTACAGAATTTAATTAAAGGAGTATTAATATGGCATTAGCATTTAATAGAACAATTGAAAGCCCAGGCGTAGAGATTCGTGAACTTGATTATTCTCTATATACACGCAATCTTGTTGGGACAAATGTAATGGCAATGGGATTTGCAAAACAAGGTCCTATTGATGAATTAATCAACGTGACATCTATGTCTGAATTTGAAATGATTTATGGCCGTCCTACAAACGCGGCAGAGCGTTATTTTTATCACACAGCAAAAGAAATAATGTTAAAAAATGGAAATTTAGTTGCTACTAGACTTCCGTATGGTAAAAAAGACGGTGAGGGATATGGTTCGGAATATAGTGTATTAGCATATCCCGCAACATTATATACAAATAAATATGCTAATTTTTCTGTAACATATACCGCTGTTAGTACTTTTGATTCTAATGATGCTGACCTTGCAACATATTATAATGCTAGCGCAGGATCCTCATATTTTAATAGCTTTACGGCTAGTGCTATTACAGGAGTATCGTCTATGGGGGGTGTAACAGGAAATTACACTGATTTAACTGCGGGTGATGTTTATAATGCATATTTATCTGGAGGAACAATAGAATGGGAGAATATACCGTTTGATTTAACAGTTAAATCATATACAGTTTCTGCAGAATCTTCAACTGAAGCCAATAAAATTGACGTATACAAAACATTAAAAATGTCTGGTATTGCTTGGGGTGATGAACAATATACTGATGCTATTGCGGGGACAAGTGGAATAGACGTTCAAACTGTAAAATTAGGTACACCAAAACAAATAATAATTGATGAAAAAGATTATCAGAATTTGATCCATGGTAACTTTATGTGGGCAAATACATTAACCGATCTTGTTTCTAGTTCAAATAAGTTTACTGATCTTGATTCATTAAGCGGCGCGGCATTAATTGTTTTAAATAAAGTTCGCAGTACAACAAATGAAATTGCTGAAGGATCCTATATTATTATGGGTACTAATAAAACAATTGGATATGGTACTGATTATGATACAGTGCATAGTTTCCAAACATTAACTAATGACAATTCTGCGTGTACTTGGTCAATGGTTAAACCAACATCCCTTAATTTTGAATTAACGGGTCAATATAGAATGAGTTCTGGTACAACATCAGAAATCATTGAATCTATTCCAAGTTGGGATATTACACCATCTAAATACAATGATACTATTGTATTGGCTGTAATGAAATTAAGAAAATCTATTTATAATAATAGTGGAATTCAACAAATAGTATTAGATCAAGTATTAACAGAATCTTATGTTGGTAGCTTAAATGCAAATAGACAAGAAGTTCCACCTAGGGGAACCACGCCTGAATCATTCTTTATTGAAGATGTGGTAAATTCATCTTCTAATACAATTCAAGTAGTAGTAAATCCGCTTATTTCCCAAGGAATTAATTGGAATAACGGAAAAGCACCAAATCCGAAAAATAAAGTTGACACTGTTGAAGTTACAAAAGATGTAGTTATCGACAATGACAGCATGTCGGGATTTGCAATTGGTCCTTATGTTCCTGTATATTCAAAGAATCAAGCGAAAATAATTGGAAACTTGTGGGGTAAAATTGAAAGAGCATTAAGACTAGCAGAAAATATTGATTATGTACCTTTAGATATTCTTGTTGAAGGTGGTTTAGGTACCATTAGTGTATTTAATGCAGTTGCAAATGAAATAAAAAATACTTCTACCGGAAAAAATTCAGAATATCATAAATTGTATAAAAATTGGGACGGTGGATATTATGAGGACATTTACTTACCTGGTATTTTAGAAGGAAATGTGGTTGATCCTGGTCAATATTTGCCAGATGATACCAATTATAGATATGAAAAACCCGATAAAGCAAATCCTAATATAAACGATTCTGACGGTATTACAAAACCTCTTATGGCGGCAGAATATGGTCCAAACCAAACAGGTGGGCGTGATAGCTTTATAGCTAATGAATACCAAGCGGTATTTGAAATATTCAGAGAATTTGTAGAATTCACACGGAGACCTGGAACCTTATTTATTGCCGATCCAGTAAGACATATTTTTGTACAAGGTAACAAACTTGTATCAGAATGTCGTGTGTGGGATGACGAAGACGGGGAAATGGTAAATGTAAACTTCCCACAACATATATATTGGCCATTAAAGAATCTATATGCAGAAACAAGTACTAGTTATGCATGTACATATGCTAACTGGGTTAAAGTTGCAGATACGGAATCTTCGGAATTTCATTGGATGCCGTTTTCTGGATTTGCTGCAGGAATTATGTGTGATGTGGATCGTACATATTTCCCATGGTTTGCTCCTGCGGGATTAAATCGCGGAAGAATTGGCGGAATTGTAGAAATCGGATATAACACAACTCAAAAACAACGTGACCTATTGTATAGAAGTTCAATCAACCCTGTTGTATTCTTCCCTCAAGATGGATTCGTTGTTTGGGGCCAAAAGACGCTATTGAAGACTCCAAGTGCATTTGATCGCATTAATGTGCGTAGATTATTCTTGGTGTTAGAAAAAGCAACATTAGCTGTCGCTAGATACTTCGTATTTGAACAAAATACAATATTCACGCGTACGAGATTAGTAGATACATTAAGACCGATATTCGAGAGAGCTAAGAATAACGAAGGTTTATATGACTACATGATTGTATGTGATGAAAGAAATAATACACCAGATACAATTGACAACAATGAACTAATTGTAGATATATACTTAAAGCCTGTTAAGACTGCAGAATTTATCTTGATCAGTTTCATTGCAACAAGAACTGGACAGGAGTTTTCAGAATTAATTTAATAAAAGGAGAGCATTATAATGGCATTAGAACCTAATTTTTTACCGCGTTCATTTTACGAACAAGCGTTAGAGCGAGATTTTTCTCGTGATTTTCAATTAAGAGTAATTGATATTGGAAATGGCTTTATAACAGAAGAAGATAATGTTTTTATTAAAACTACATCTCTTCCTAAGTATCAAATTCATAATCAACCCACAAATTTCATGGGTATGAAATTTAATATACCAGGAACTGCTGAATATGCAGGTAATGAAGCATGGACAGTGCAGTTTCGTTGCGATCTTACTTTTAATATTCGACATAAAATAGAGACATGGCAACATCAAATATTTACACAGTTTGATCAACCCGAACTAGAAATTGCGCGCGGCCTGCGCCCAGGAGCCGGTATTTATAATGTCCCATCTATGGAACGAACGGCCACATTAGCATTACATGATAGATCTGGTAAGTTTTATAGACAATATTCATTAATTGGTGTATATCCTGTAAGTATTGGTGATATGAATTATGACCAAACCGGTAACGGGGCTATAGTTGACTTGCCGGTTACATTAGCTTATCAATGGTGGGAACTTGATTTTATTGATTGTCCTGAGGCAAGAATGGAACCAAATGTTGAAGATAATTGTTAATTAAACAAATGTTTAAAAGCGCTCCAGGGCGCTTTTTTTTGGCCCATAGCATAAATAATTATAAAGGATATTATATGATACAACGATCCCCACAATTTTTTTGGGAAGCCCTAAATATAGGAACACCATATACTCAGATGGCATTAAAACCGTTATGGTTTGTATCTTTTAGGTTACCTGATATTTTAAATATAGGAACAGGAGACGATGGAAGATTAGGCGCAGAAGTAGACATAGGTGAATATACAATTTTAAATGAAAAAAGAGCTTTATTGGGTGATTTAGATAATAACGGGGCGGCCTTTGGACCTACTGATGCTTGGGATGGAACTGAACCAGATCGTATAAATTATATACGCACAACTGATTCAAAGTGGATATATAACAACGGTAACATGTTTGTATCTGATGTAATAGTACCAGGTGTTCATATTTGGTCTCTAGAAAAAAAAATAGACAATTATGGAAGAGGAGAAGTTGCAGGATTAATTGGTGGTGGACGAGGAGATTTTGAACCTCTTAGTATTAAATTTTTTGAAACCAATTCATCTTTTGTTGAAACAGTTATTCGTCCATGGCTTATTTATACTGCTCATAATGGGCTTAAAATACAAAGTGTAAAAACAAACATTTATGTAGTCTTACTTGGATTTAATATAAATGAAATAAATAATCCGACAGAATATTATATAAGAAAATCATATACATTTCACGGTGCGTTTCCACAAACCGTAGGAACGGAATCATATGATCACATAGATGGTTTAATGGTGCGCGATGTACAATTTGGCTATAATTGGTATAGTACTCAGGGTTGGTATGAAGGGGGAGAATAAAATAATTATGAGTATATATAAAACTGACATATATATTCCTTCGATAAACACAATACACCCTTTTAATGAAATTAATACTCTTCAACAAAAAGGTATATGTAAGGCCGCTTTAATATCACATGATATATATTGTACAGAATTTTTAAATTCATTGGTTGATGTTTTTTCTCAAAATAGCAATAAATTAATAGTTGACGAACTAAATATACATGATTTATTATTGATTGCCATAGGATTAAGAATAGAAAGTATAGGATTGGAAATACCTTTAACTATTACTTGTAGTAAATGTAATAAACAACATAAATACACTATAAAATTAAATGAGTTATATAGTAAAATTTGGAAAAAAAATAATTTTGATAAAAAAATAGAAGATAATAACTACATTATAGAAATGTCGGTTCCTAGCATAAAAAAAGAAATAGATATAATGTATAAATTAAAAACAATTGCATTTACAGATGAAGTAGATGCAATAAAAAAAACGTTTGTATTGAATATAGATAGATATATAACAAACATAAAGAATAAGTCTACCGGTAAATATATAGAATTAAATAATAAATATCAATTTTTTGATAATTTATCCATAGATCTTATAAGTCAAATGCTAAATTCAATACAACAACTACAAATGGAATACAAATTATTTGATTTTAAATGTAATATTGAAAATTGTACTAATACACTATGTAAGACTTTAAATTATGATTTAGATAAATTCTATTTTTTCTTAAAGTTGCTATTTAAAAGCAATGTAATAGAAATTTTAAAGGACGAATTTTATTTGCAAAAAATAGGAGTATCATTATCATATTCTGATCAATTAACACATCTTGAACGTCAAATAATATGGTCATTTTTCAATGAATTAGAGGCAAAAAAGAAAGATGTATTAAAAACAACAAATAATGTTGAAAAACAATCACGGCCAGGGATCCCAAATTATAATAGGCGGAGTATGTAAATATGGAAACCTTTAAAGATATTTTTAAAAATATAGATTCTAACGGGATATATACCCCCGAAGAACTACAGCATTTCTTTTTGGGCGTAAAAAATAAAGTATCAAATTTATTAAACAACTATGAACACATAAAAAATGTAGAAACACCGGAATTATTCTATAAGCAAGCGAATATTAATGATATTATAAATATAACTGAAAATTCAGATGAAAATATACTTTCTGTTTTGAACAATTTGAAAAACGTATTAATTGGACAAATTCAAGAAAAAAACAATATTAAAAA